TAATCAAATTAAAATATTTAACGTAATGACTAAAATTAGTATTGAGGATATAAGTATACCGATTAAATATTACAAAGATACTAGATATTGCAACAATGATGTTTATGTTAATCAATTTGATAATTATAGTAAATATATTGATTATTCTGTCAATCCAACTCTAAATGCACGTTTGTATTGTGATGGTTATGAGTTGATTAAAAAACAAAATGGGAAGTTTTTTAATATATTGCAACCTTATTATTGGTACCGCGTTCCAATACCTATTGGGATAAATGTATATCCTTTTTGTATTTATCCACAAGAATTTCAACCATCCGGTACAATAAATTTTACTGAATTGAGGAATAAATATTTAGAATTATGTATTGATATTAAATCAGGTTATTCTTGCTATGTACCAGAGTACGAAATATTTGTGTTCAACAGAAATTATAATACTTTACTGATTGATCATGGTATGGTGGGAATAACTGTTCCTTTATCAGTTGAATCAGAAAGATCAAATGAAACATCGTCATTAACATTTGAAGATAAAGTTTGATACTTACTAATATCAACAGTAAAATCTTCTAGTAATTTTTTTTCCTCGTCTGATAAACCGATTGCGCTATAACGTAATAACATCGTACTATTAGATTTATTTTTTATGCGTTTAATGTGACGATATCCAGCCATTCTAACAATTATGTAATATGTTTTAAATAATCTCTGTCCAATTTCTTCACTTGTAGAATTAGTTTTATCAGAATTAGCATCATTTGTTAATGTTTTTTTAAAATATTTTTGTTTAATTTTAGTATCTAACAAAATAATACGTAAGAATTTTTTAGTTTGTTCCAGTTTGTATTTGAGGGATAAATTTTTGGAACTTGTACTTTTCCACTTAATATTATCGAATACTACTGAAAATCTTGATCCATGTGTCTTATTGGGTTTCATGTAAGAAACAAAGGGGGGAATCATTTCTGGAGTTACATATTCGTCATTAAGAATAATAGTTCTTTTTCTTGGACCTTTTATTTCTGTTTCTCTCAAATTTTCTAGTCGATTATCCAAATTAATATTGTTAAGATGAAAAATAACCATTCTACCTTTTTGAGAATATTTCGGATCATGAAGAGCTTTAATTATTCTGTGAATATAAATTTTTTTTTTAATTTGTCTGTATTTATGAACACAAAAAACACGTCCATAAGTATCTGTAACAAATTTTTTTTGAAGCTCCTTAACTTCTAAATAATCAAACTTATCTAATAAAATTGGATAATAATAACCTTTGTACCAAACTTTTATAATTCCATATTGTTGACCATTGTATTTTATTACTGACTTATATTTTGGCATATTATGGTATGTTATATTATACAGCTTCAGAATTCTTGATATTTGAATAATAAAAAATGATTTTATAATGCATTATAAAAATGATCTTCTAACATATTGAAGTATTATATCCGATAATTTATACTTATTAGAACACTATAATATGTCAAGCAACGAAGCAGAAATTCAAACCTCAACTACTACATCCACATCTACCTCTACCTCTACATCAGAAACTCAAGTGGAACAAACATCATCATTGCCATCTCTTTTTGATATTAGCTATAAAATAAAATATGTTCCTCGCAATAGAGCATCACTTGGTACAATCCTAATTGTATTTTATCGTAAAGTTAATAACATAATGAAAGAACATAAAATTCAAGATGATGGTAAGAATGTAATATTTAATTTAATTCGAGATTTTTACGATAACATTGATAAACTTTACGTTGATTCTTTGAATGTATCTAATTCTTTTGCTTACACCGAATTAATTAAAATTTTATTCGAAAATAAAGAAGGTACTGTTTGGGCTGATAGAGATTCACAAAATAAATATATATTTTTTGAATCTAAAAAATATATTGACGAATGTAGTACTTATGAACTAATTAATTTGCTCTATGGAAAAATTAGAATGTATGCTGAAGTATTTAGAAATTTTGGTTATAAAAAAAAGTTTAACGATGAAATTACTTGTCTAACTGAAATCTTTGAGAATTTCGTTGCAGCTTTACCTCCTAGACGAGAAAATAAAAGTCAAAGTAAAGTAGAAAGTATTGATGATGAAACTGGTGCAATTACTGAAACTATGTGTGACATTATTGAATATTATGAAGATTTCGCGGATCTTGTTTTCACAAATTTGCGTAATATTGAAGTTGAAGATAGAAGCAAGACAAAAAAAAATTTAGATTCAAATTCTGATAATAAATCTAAAAATCAGAAAAATGAACGTGATAGAGGAAACAATAGTAAGGCCTCAAATTATAATCGTAATCAACGAAACAATAATCGCAAAAATTAAAAAGATTGCAATTATAAATGGTAAGTTTTAAGTGTTAAGTGTTAAGTGTTTAATATTTATATGCATCGTTATTTTTTTATTTTTATGACTAATAACTAAAATTAATTTAATTACAAAAGTAATCCAGTACTAATAGAAAAATTTGAATCAATAATTGGAGTGCAAATGTAAATTTGTCCATTCTGATGGAAATCAAACGCATAGTTTTCGAAAGGCTTTTTTTCTGTTAGTTCATTCTCACAGACATTAAATGTAAAAGTTTTGTAAGGTTTTTCTACTTTTGGTTCATTGCAACTAGTATAATTGTTAATTGATTCTTTAATTATTTTTTGAAACTCTATTTTGTTTTGATCAAATAATTCGTATTTTGAAGAATTCTTTGGTCTTCCTCTTTTTCCAAGTCTAATTTTTTTTTTACCGTTATCATTTTGTTGCAAACCTTTAGAAAAATATTTGTAGTGTGTTCTGATTTGATTTATTGTTCTATTTGGCAACAACTTGTGAATTTGCCCGTAACTTAGTTTGTTTCTAATAGCATCAGAAAATATTTTATTTTCTTCGCTTGTCCATTCAACGCGAACACGTTTTTTTTTATTGGATTCCATTAGTTTATTAGTAAATTATTAAAACATTAAACCAATAAAATAAACTAAATTTCAATTTTAATTTAATCAAATAAACAAAATATTATTGTATTTTAGCTCCATTGCGATCTACATAATACGCAAGTAATATCTTTTTCTCTTTTACCTTTACACCACATTTTAAAACAACCTGTGTGCACTGGATTACCACAAGCATATTTACAATAATCAATTGGTTCACCACAATCAATGTAATCAAGACAAATAGGACAAAATTCTTCGTTCTTCATTGGAACTGTTTTGTTTTCAATTACATTTTGTTGACTCATAATATTGTACATTTTACGAAGATCATCACTAATATAAACACTTTTTGCAATTTCCTGCATATTAGTAAACATTTGAGTAACCTGTTCCTTTGTGAATACTTGTATGTCTTCGTTTTCTTTTAAGACTTTCATTACTCGAATCAAAATGAAATAAATATGCTTACATCTTTGTCTTCTTCTCTTAAAATCCATACAAGTACACGTTGGAGTACTGTTGATAGTAACTGTGTAAACAGAACCTGTTGATCCAAGAACAGTGAATTTTTTTGATTCAAGATTTTCTTTTTGAGTATCAAAATTAATTAAATAAATTGATTGTGTCATTCCTCTGATTTTTCTTTCCATGTTAGTTTGGATCTAGGTCTTGTTATATTAATTGTATTAGTAAAACTTGAGTATATGAAATTTATTACTAGTTTAAAAAAAAATCATTTTTAAAATTGAAAAATTAATTCTTTAGAAAACTTACGTATTATAGTTTGTTAATACGTATTAATATAATGGAAGTTAAATCCAATCAAGAAGTAAAATCTGATCAAGTAGAACTATCAATTACTTCTGAAGAATTTGAACCTAAAAAAAATCAAAAACCTTTATCTTTAAAACCGATAATAACGAATCCTATTAATGGAACTAGAGATTTTTTTCCTGATGATATGGAAAAGAGAGAATATTTATTTAAAGTTTGGGAAAATGTTGCAAAATCTTACAATTTTAAAAGATATGATTCTCCAATTCTTGAAAGGACCGAGTTGTATATTATGAAAAGTGGTGATGAAATTACTAAATCAATGTATCATTTTGAAACTGATGGGCAAAAAGTATGTCTTAGGCCAGAATTAACACCTTCTTTTGTTCGTATGGTAAGTACAGAAAGAATTAATAGTTCTAAAAAATGGTTTAATATCGGACAATGTTGGAGGTTTGATACTGTTACAGAGTACAGAAAAAGAGAACATTATCAATTAAATTGTGATATTGTTAGTGTTCCAGAAGAACTACCCTTTAAAGCTGAATTGGAAATTTTAAGTGTTGTAGTTAATATTTTTAAAGAATTAGGATTATCTTCGGAACAAATAAAAGTTCACATATCACATCGAAAGATAATTAATTATTTTTTACAATTATTTTACTTATCTGAAAATTCAATTTTGAACGTAATACAGTTATTGGATAAAATTGGAAAAATAGATACTGATGAATTTTCTAGAGCTGCATTATTAATACCAGGTATGACATTGTCTAAAATAGATACATTAATCAAATTTACAAAAATAAAAAATTTATCAGAGTTGCACGTAACTTTAATGTCTATTCCTAATTCTAATAAACAATTATATGAGTTGAGTGCTATATTTAATTGGTCTAAACATTATGAAATTGATTCTTGGTTAGTTTTAGATTTATCAATTGTTCGAGGATTGGATTATTACACAGGTTTAGTATTTGAATGCTTTAGTACTTTTCCTCATTTTAATAGAGCAATATGTGGAGGTGGACGTTATGATAATATTACGTCAAGTTATGGTATTAAAAAATTATGCAGCTTTGTTGGATTTGGTATGGGAGATGTGGTATTATTAAAACTGTTAGACTTATTAAATTATTATCCTAAAAAAATAACATCGGTTGATTATTGTGTTTTGTGTTTAATTCCTGAAGTAGGTAGTGGGTATTTTGATAGATATCCTGAAAGTATTCAATTAGCCACTACTTTAAGAAAATTTGGCAGTGTTGAATTAGTAGACAAAATGTTTAGTTCAGAGAAAGCTGCATTAAAATTTGTTGATAATATTCAACCTGGCAAAGTTATTATTTTTGGAAGACCAGTTGAATCTGTTAGTTTAACACCTAATGATAACTCTGAATCTGAAAGAATTTATCCTATTACAGTTAGAGATATGACAATGGATAAAAATGATCCTAATAGAATACAAGTTACTGATGCTAAAAAATTTGTTAGGACAATAATTGATCAGATAAATAATATTTTTAAATAATTTTTTTATTTATTAAAATTGAAATTATTATTGACAAGTGCATCTTTAATAAATGACATAAAGTAATTAAAGTAATCATTTGGACTGAAAATGAATGAAACAGAAATATTTATCGATAGTATTAATACTGTTAATCATGTTGAGGAAAAATGTTATCAAGATAATGATAACTGTTTTAAAAAGTGTTTCATTGTAAACAAACATAAATTAAATGTACTGAATCGTGCTTGTGCTATTTTGGGTACAATAATAATGTTTAGCACCTTCTTGATTATTATGGCAATACTTATTGTGGGAATTACTTTGACAGTAGTTTTGAATTCTAATTTTTTCTCGATGGTATTAATTGATTGTGCTATTGGAGTACCATTATTAGTGTTAATTATAGCTATTACATATGCCTTAATCGAAAAAATGGATAAGTATGTAATTAAATACAACCGAGAAAATCCAAATTAATTTTTTTATTTAAGCTGG